CCCATTTATTTTCAAAGCCCTTTGTACCCAATCCGTGAACCCCACTATTTCCCCTATGGTGTTCTGGGCATAACGGCAAGACAGGGGATGCAGACCTGACAGAACCATATCTCCGCACATGATGGATTTCTGCTGGCGAACCGCCTTCAATCCCAAGGACTTCGGCACATAAAATACATCCGAGTTCTGCAATCTTATTGAGAGTGTTCTTTTCACTTTTTGTAGCCATCCGCTAATTCATACCATTGTCTGTAAAATTCTTTAAAAGAGTTAAACCCTACACCAGACTTTACTGGTTTTCCTTCAGGTGTAAGTAACCAATAGGAATCTACTACAGTTTCATTGTCGGTGTTTCCGTAGACAATTACCACCATAAAACTAGGTTTAGCTGCCAATGCTTGCAACATAATGCGTTGGCCTTCGCTAATCTTTTCTTTTGGGCGCTTCCATTCTAATATTAAAAATTGCCCATTGCGTTCTAATATGCCATCTACATTGCTTGGGACTAATTGTGGGTTTGTAGGTATTAACCCTTTAAACTCCGCATAATCCGTATGCGTTGCAAACATATTACGCATTATTTTAGCCATTTTTTCCTTACTTGGTCATAAGTAGAGAATTCTAATTTAATGGTTTCTTCAGCTAAATCATTGGCTATTAATGTAGCTTTTTCATATTGGTTTTTAAGGGTGGCATTGTGGTAGCACCTTAATAGTTTTTGTATACGCAAATAGTTTTCAGAGTAATCTGTCATTTGGTTAGTCTTTCAATATTACGGTTGTTAGCTTGTTCTGTGCGCCATGCTTCAAATCGCATTTTGGCAGCTTCTAATTGCCATCTGTACGCTTCTGTAGATTCAGTCGCCAATCCAATCGCCTTACATAAATCTTGATACTCTTGGCTTCTATAAGCCTCTCGTTCTTGTGCGCCCAGACTTTGTTCGTCTGTTTGTGCCATTTTAATCGCCTTAAGAGAACTTTTAAACGCTTCAAGTTGGGCCAATTCACCCTTTGCTTTAGCATACGCTGGCGCAGTTTTGAATATGAAGTCGATTGCGTCATTTGGGTCATAGTCTTTCATAATTGTTAATCCTTTCGCCTATCCAACGCATTACAGGCACAGCCATAGAATTACCTAGGGCTTTGTATCTTGCACCACTTGGGCAATTTTCTTTAATATTTGTGTAATTATCTGGAAACCCTTGCAGTCTTTCACATTCAACCTCTGTAAGTCTGCGTACTGCCATGTTTTGTATTAATCCTCCAACATGGTCAATGTCTGTGCCATTTCTTATTGTTTGGCTTACATTTTCATTTGTTGTTAAATTATATATATCAACACTTTGCACAAAAGGTATATTTCCACCACCCATACCCCAAGTGCTTGTAACTGTTTGGCAAACTTCTCCCATTTCTTTTACTCGACTATCAGATGGATGATTTTCATAAACTTTTTGAATTAAATGACCTTCTCTACCACCAGCATTGCAATTTAAAGTTGCAGCTACATTTACTGGTTTAATTCTGCTATCTTGGTTATGCCATTCATAAGCAATCATGTTAAATCCGTCTGCCCTACTGTAGTCGTTACAAGTTGTTTGGAGTGTGTTAGCAACACTTGGTATAAAGTTTCTGGAATTTTCTTGTTTCTTTCTTTTGCCCTTCGCAATATCCCTGCGCAAGCAGTCGGACTCAAATAATATTTCTGCGGTAGGTCGCCAATCTCCAAGGTGTCCGACAACAAACACTCGTCTGCGTCTTTGGGCGACTCCAAAGTATTGAGAGTCCAACACTCTGTAGCTGAACCCATACCCGAGTTCAACCAACGCCCCAAGGAAGCTACCAAAGTCCCTTCCTCCGTTACTGCTGAGGACACCTGGCACATTTTCCCAAACGAACCACTTGGGTCTAAAGTGGTCAAGTATTCCACAATAGGTGAGTGCAAGGTTTCCCCTTGGGTCTTCAAGTCCTTTTCTAAGGCCTGCAACGCTAAATGATTGGCAGGGAGTTCCTCCGACCAAAAGTCCAACTGTTCCGTCAATTTGCCACTCCTTGTATTTAGTCATATCACCAAAATTAGTTACATCAGGATAGTGATGCGCCAATACTTGTGATGGGAATTTCTCAATTTCGCTAAAACCTACTGGTTTCCAACCCATGTGATGCCACGCTACTGTAGCAGCTTCTATGCCAGAGCAAACGCTTAAATAGTTCATTTGAGTGCCATCCATAAACCGACTTGGGCAAAAGCATAACCACCCCAAACCATTGCATTAGAAATAGCACCTTTTTTAAACTGTGCAAGGCAAACTATAAGGTAGCCTATACCAGTAGCACCTACTATTATTTTTTCCAACATCCCCATTCCCCCCTATTTCCTTTTGCATACTGGTCTTGAAAGTCTGCAAAGTATTGATGTAAAACAACTTTTTCACTAATGTATATACGAAACTTGGTTAGCCCCATGTCTTTACGAAACTTACACAGTTGCCTGACGGCTGATTTGTGTTGAAATTCTTTGTCGTAATTGGGCGTATGACTCTCCTGCGTAGGGAGTAATTCCAAGTTCAAATGCTTTAGCAAGTGTCAATTCTTCCGATGAATACCAAGGTAATGCTGGCTTTTTGGGCGCTTCAAAGTCCAATTCATCAAGCCAACGCATTTGATTAAGCCATGAGGCTGGGTAAGGAATAAACTCCTTATCTGTGCCTTTGACTCTCCAGTATTTTATATGACTTGCAAGGGCCTCAATCACTTCTTGGTGTTCTTCTAGTTTTAATTTTTGCCACGCTTTTATTGCTGCCCCCTTTGCTACTTTTTTTGGGTAAAGTCCCCAGAATGTCGCAAACATTGTAATCATCCCCTGTCTGATATTGAACTATGGCCTCTACCATTGTTGCTGTTAGGCCTTGTTGAACTAAGAAATTTAAACCAGCTTTGTCGTAGCGCACTAAAACATCAGCAGACCCATCAGGGTTTTCTTTAACCTTTATTATCTTTATTAGCATTTTTAACCTCGTTGTCCATCATAGAAACAATTAGATTAGCAATAAATAAAGCCTGTCCTTCACCTTCGGTATGGACATCTACTTCATTGCCTTTAGCGGTAATCATAATATTGGCTTGAGTTAGCTTTTCAGCGTCAATTCTATCTTCAGTTGTAAATGTAGTCATTAATAGCCCCTTGGTCTTTGTGGTTGTGCGGGTTGTTGCGGTATGTATGGTGTGTACGGTGTGTAGTTTGGCTGCACCTGGTTCTGATAAGTGCCTTGGTATGCACCATTAGCCCCATAGAAATTGGTCTGACCATTGTATGTAGTGGCACTACCTTGATATTGACCTGCTGGGCCATAATAATTGGCAGTATTGCCAGACTGCTGAATGTTGCCTAAATATTGACCTTGTGGGCCATATAAAGCCTGTGCCTTTGGTTCAATAGTATGTAAACATAATAAAAAGCCAGCAGCAATACCTAATACGATTTTTAAGAAATTTGATTCCATTTAAGTTTCCCCTTTAAATGATTACTCGTTAGTGAGTCATTACAATTTATTACTACATTCCCCTATTGTCACTACTTATTTACCCTAAGTTGCCTAAATACGACAAGGCTGTATTTGGCAGTTACTAACTGTTAGGTGGAAAGCCACAAAAACCCTAACTTACTGCATCCTACAATGGTAGCTTAACGCCTTGAAAAAGGGTGGGGTGGCCTCGTGTGAAGGAGTAATGGAAGGGGAAACCATAAACCACCCCGAAATTCTAGTTTAGCTTATTTTTAAGTTTAAATACTTTCAATAAAGACAGAAAAGCTTCATACCCATCTTTAAGTTCTTGTTCTGGGTGAATTTTTATTGCAACTTCACCTGTTTCCCCATTTATAAACACATTAGCGCATATTGCATCAGGCACTAAGGCTTCTCTATAGGCTGATAGCTGCAATGTATACTCATAGTAGGGTGTTAATTCACCAGGGGATTTTTCCGTAGTCTTGAAGTCAATTACTACGCCAGGCAGGTTATTGTCGGCTTTACAGTACAAATCGACCTTGCCACCATAACCTTCGGGGTGTCTAAAAGACTGTTCTGACACCCATTGGCGTTTTCCAAAGGTGCTGTCAAGATGAGTTTGAACCCTAGCGATATAGCTAGGCCACTCAGGTAAATAAACACTAGAGAAGTAACTATCCAAAATGTCGTGGATATTAGTACCCCTTTGTGCAGCTTCCCTGCTTTTTCCTTTTGCAAGTTCAAGTATTCTTGATACCCATTCTTTTTCATCTTCATTTTCCCATCTTGGATATTCAACAGCAGCGTATAGCACTTGGGTTTGTTTCCAAGTATCTAAGCCCGATTTAGACAACATAGAATTAATTGTTGTAACACTAGGTACTAACCCTAACTCTCTAGCGTCTTTTATATTGGTGTTTCGTTCTTTACCGTTTTTACCAATAACTGTATAGCGTGGTTCGCCTGTTGCACCGCAATACCAATGTTCAGCCATTTTATTTCCCCTTTAATTTACTACTTAATTTGCAACTGTAAGATTTTTATTCTATCAGTTTCATCTTGTACCATGTCTGCTGCCAGTTGAAATGCAGTATTTAAAACGCTTTCAAGACCTTCTAATGTCATTGAAATTAGCTGTCTTTCTTCATCCACATGGTATTCCTCTGTGTGAATGATTGCCTGTTCTTTAATAATGCAATTCAACTGGGTATTCATGTTTAACTCCTAAAATGGTACATCATCTTCCATAGTGTTTTTAGGTAATTCATCAGCGCCAGCTTCTTTAAAGCCCATTGGTAATTTTTCTTTACCTATAGACACGCTAAAAAACTTACCGTTCTTTCCTTCTTTAACCCATGCAGATAACCAATGTTCTTTACCATTGTTCATAATTGAACCTGTGTAATCTGGGTGGGTTTCGCTTGTTTTGCGGGTATTTTTGAAAAGGCTACCGCTACCTTCTTTAGGGACAAATGCCATTTATTCCATCTCCACAGGTTTTGCTACAGATTTTAAGGTTGGTTTATTTTGTTGTGACGCAGCGTTTCCATCATCGTCAGCTTGTACTACACCAACAAATGCCGCTAGCGCATATCTACGCATATAGGTTAATGCTGACCCTGCGCCTTGTGCGTCTGCTTTTTGGACAGGCACAGACATTTCTTGTTCAATCCATTCGCCAGAGTTATGGCATAAGCGGGTTACCAACCACATACGGCCTTCAAAGTAGTTGCCAGGCATTTGGATAACACTAAGACCGTTTGCAGCCATAAGACTACGACAAGCATCCCAAACAGACTCCAAATCAGCATACCGAGATTTGAAGAAAGGATTTGCTGAATCTTTTTTAGCATAAGTGAGTTCCCCTTGAACTTTAGACAATGCGGTTGCTAGTTCTTTAATAGAATCAGATTGACTCATTTTTGACTCCTAATTGTTGGAATAGATGCAGGGCCAAAAACATTACCAAAGTCATTAAAGACATCTTGCAAAAGATTGTTGCGTTTGTTGTTAGGTTTACCGCACGCTGCGCGAATAACATCCACATCGTCTTGCGACAATTCTGTGCCGTATTCCATGTTATCTAACGCCATTTCTAGGCGTTCTTCCATTTCAGTCATTACTTCTGCCATTTCGTCTTGCTGATTCATAACTTCCCCTTTTAAAAATGCCCCCAGTTAAGGGGGCTGTTAATTAAATTGCTTTGTAAATTGCGTCTGATTTCATAAAATCTACTAAACGCAAAATTTCGTCAAACGATAAATCTGGGCAAATTTCTTTAATTTCGTTGTACATTGCTTCTGTTACAAGCCAGCCGTCTTTAGTTATATATTCCATTTAAATCCCCTTAAATGTCATAGCAAAAGTGCTATGTAAATACTTTAACACAAGTAAATAAAAAAAGTAAAGTCTATGCAAATAAACAACAATTAAGTTAAACTGCGTTAATGGACACAAAATTAAAACTAAGCGATGGTGCAA